ATCAGATGATCCGACAGCTATGGACAAAGTCAAATTATTTTTTGACATGTTCTCACAGCTCCCGTCATGGTTCACAAATTTGTGGATCTTGGTTGTGGCTTCGATATATGGTATAAAGGGAACACAAATATTCCGTAACGGAGGAGGAAAAAAATAGATGACAAAATTATGTCCAAGAGGTAAAGCAGCAGCGAAACGTAAATTCAAAGTTTACCCGTCTGCATACGCGAACGCATACGCTAGTAAAATTTGTGCAGGTAAAATTAAAGATCCATCAGGAACTAAAAGAAAAGATTTTAGAGGACCTAAACCAGCAGGCGCAAAAAAAGGTGCATTGATGATTATCATTGGTGTTGGTAAAAAGAAAAAAGTCGATAAGAAAATGGGTGGTGGTATGACTGCAGGTTCTATGTCTGGTATGGGTAGATTACAAAAAGCTAGAATGATGAACAAAGGTGGCTTAAAAACTGAATTGAATAATCCTGCAAAAGGATACACAAAAGGTGGCATGGCCGACTACTACAAAGATTTAATGTAATGTATAAAAAAGGATCATGTTGGGACGGCTACGTTCAAGCTGGCATGAAGAAAAAAGGGAATCGTATGGTTCCTAATTGTGTACCAGCAGGTTCGAAAAAAATGGCCGAAGGTGGTCTTACAAAATGGTTTAAAGAAAAATGGGTGGATATTGGATCAAAAAAGAAGGGTGGAGGATTTAGAGAATGTGGAAGAAAATCTGCAAGTGGATCAAAAAGAAAATACCCCAAATGCGTGCCTGCTGCAAAAGCAGCCCGAATGACAGAATCGCAAAGGCGTTCTGCTGTTGCAAGAAAGAGAAGTAGAGCACAAGGTGTAGGTGGTAAACCTACAAATGTTAAAACGTTTGCAAAATCAGCTTAGATAGATATATTCACTTTGTGGATATATATACAATCTCACTTATACAAAAAGTCATTAAACGTTCATTAGAACGTCTCAAAGACCACGCTATATATGGTGTTGACACTATAGAGCAACTACAATATGTTAGAGGTCAAATCAAATCCTATGAGGATTTGCAACAGGAAATAAAAGACCTGCTGTCAAGAACGGAGATAGAAAATGAACAAGTCCACGGAGACACCGAAACGGACTGAAGCACTCTTAGACGCTTACAAAAGCGAAGAAGAAGTCAAAACAGTCCTTGATCCTAAAGCGATCAAAAAATCAACATTAGAAAGTTTACCAACACCTACAGGATACAGATTATTGGTATTACCATATGCTGGTCCTAAAAAAACAAAAGGTGGAATTTTACTTTCTGATACAACTCAAGAAACCATACAGATGACTACAGTATGTGGTCTTGTGCTAAAAATGGGAGACCTTTGTTATCAAGATAATGACAAGTTTCCTAAAGGGCCTTGGTGTAAACTACAAGATTGGGTAATTTTTAGTAGATACGCAGGTTCAAGATTCAAAATTGAAGGCGGAGAAGTTAGAGTTCTTAACGATGACGAAGTCATTGCTAAGATTAATGATCCATCTGATATTTTGCACCATTATTAAGGAGGACTAAATGGCTGAAGAAAACAAAAAACCAGAAGTTGAATTAGATACTGATGGAGTAAATGAAGAAAGGGTAGACATACCTGAAGCAAAAGAACCTGATGAGTCTTTTGCACAAAAAGAAGATGTTGATCTTGGTTACACTGACATTAAAGGTGAAGACAATGTAACTGGAGAAAAAACTGCAAAAGAACTTTTGCAGGAAACCAAAGACGAACCAAAAGAAGAACCACAGCAAGTTGAATCTAAAGATACTGATGAAGAAGGCTTGCAGGATTATTCTGATAAAGTTCAAAAGAGAATAAAAAAACTTACTTTTCAAATAAGAGAGGCAGAGAGAAGAGAAAAAGCTGCTGTAGATTATGCGAAAGGTCTTAAGAATAAATATGAGACTGCCCAGGAGAAGTATGAGGAAGTCGATACTAATTATCTTAAGGAATACGATGCAAGAATTGATGCAGAAAGAGATAAGGCAAAAGCTGCATTAAAAGTTGCATTTGATTCTCAGGATCCTGAACAAATAACTGAAGCTCAGGATAAGCTAACTAAATTAGCTGTTGAGAAAGAAAAAGTTTCTATGACTCTTTCAGAAAAAGAGGCTAGAAAAAAAGAATCTGAGTCAAAACCACAAGAAACTACTCAAGAACAGCCACCAATCAGTCAAAGAGCACAGGAATGGGCTTCAGACAACGAATGGTTTGGCAGTGATAGAGTAATGACTTCTGCTGCGATGGGAATACATGATGAGTTAATGCAGGAGGGAATTGACGCGGAGAGTAACGAGTACTATAATCAAATCAACAAACGTATGAAGGAATATTTCCCTCAGAAATTTGCCGCTTCGACAGAAGAAAAACCTGTAGCTACGAAGGAACCCGTCCAAAATGTAGCCTCAGTTAGTCGTAGAGCAGGAGGACGCAAGTCTGTGAAACTCACCAAATCACAGGTAGTTATCGCTAAGAAATTAGGGGTGCCACTAGAGGAATACGCTAAATACGTGAAGGAAGGAGCATAAAATGGAAAAAGTAAAAACTTCACGCGAGTCTGATTCAAGAATTAAAAATTCTAGAAAAAAAGATTGGACTCCACCATCCAGTTTGGATGCGCCAGCTGCACCGCATGGTATGTGTCATAGATGGATACGTACAGCAACTGCAGGATTCGAAGACGTTGCAAACGTTTCGAAAAAGCTTAGGGAAGGTTGGGAATTTGTTAAAGCTGAAACACTAAAAAGTGAAATAGGTGAAAATGATTTTCCAGTTATTCACGAAGGCAAACATGCTGGTCTCATCGGGATTGGGGGCCTTGTGTTGGCAAGGATACCAGAAGAGATTCTGAAACAACGTGCTGAGTATTTCGCAAGAATAACTCAAGATAGAACAGACGCGATTGATAGGGATCTTATGAAGGAACAACACCCGGATATGCCAATCAATATTGATAGGCAGTCCAGAGTGACCTTTGGAGGTAACCGCAAAAAATAATTTTTTTGCATTAACTACAAGAGTCTTAAATTAACGTTTATAAGGAGTATATAACAATATGGCAAACGTAAGTGAAAAGTTCGGTCTTAGACCGTACAGAAAACTAGACGGTACGCCATTAGTTGGTGCACAAAACAGATATCTTATATCTGCTAATAACACTACTGCTATTTTCCAAGGTGACTTAGTTATCGCTGAAACAGACGGTACTATCACAAGACACGTTGCGAATAATAGCACAGCAGTTATTGGTGTGTTCAATGGATGTTTTTATACAGATCCTACTACGCAAAAACCGACATTTAGGAACTCGTACCCAGGTTCAATTAACGCAAGTGATATTACAGCATTTGTAGTTGATGACCCTGACGCAGTTTTTTTAATGGACGCAGACGACACTTTTGCGAGAGCGGATTGTTTTAAAAACTATTCAGTAACTAATGCTACTGGAAATACAAAAACAGGAATATCTGAAGTTCAGTTAGATGTATCTGTATCTGGAACAAATGCTTCATTCATAGTTCAAGCAATGGACATTTCACAAGATCCAGGTAACAGCGATGTATCTTCTGCTAATGGAAATATTCTTGTTAGAATCAACAAACACTTCTACAGAAGTGGAACAGGTATATAGGAGTAATAGAATATGGCTATATCACGATCACAACTAGTTAAAGAACTAGAGCCAGGTTTGAATGCACTATTTGGCCTGGAATATAACAGATACGAAAATCAACACGCAGAGATTTTCGCTACTGAAACATCTGACAGAGCTTTTGAAGAAGAAGTAATGTTAAGTGGTTTCGCAGGGGCACCAGTAAAAGCTGAAGGTGCTGGAGTAGTATTCGATCAAGCGAACGAAACGTTCACTGCAAGATACACTCACGAAACAATCGCTTTAGCATTTGCTATCACTGAAGAAGCAATCGAAGATAACCTTTACGATAGATTAGCTGCAAGATACACAAGAGCTCTTGCAAGATCTTCTCAAATGTATTAGCTGTAGCTGCAGACCTTAACGAAACTTCACTTGAGCAGTCGTTAATCGACATCGCTGGGTTTGTTGACGAAAGAGGTTTAAGAATCGCTACTACAGGTAGAAAAATGATAATTCCAAAAGAATTACAATTTACTGCAGAGCGTATTATGAAATCTCCAATGAGAACAAGTACAGCTGATAACGATATCAACGCGGTAAGAAGCATGGGAATGGTTCCAGAAGGGTATGTTGTAAACAACTTCCTAACTGATACTGACTCGTATTTCTTAATGACTGATGTTCCTAATGGATTCAAACAATTCGTTAGAGCACCAATCAAAACTGCTATGGAAGGTGACTTCGATACTGGTAACGTAAGATTCAAAGCTAGAGAAAGATACTCTTTTGGATTCTCTGATCCAAGATGTGTATTTGGTAACGGAAACTTACCTACATAATAGCTTAAATACTTAACGGTATTTCATAAAGGGGCGGTGTTCACATCGCCCCTTTTTTTATGTATAATAGAAAGACCTAGAATAATAATATATGTTGACTGACTAGGCAGACGGTATAGAGACAACATATTAACGCTATACAAAGGAGAATATTATGGCAAATACAACATTTGATGGACCGGTAAGATCAAAAAACGGTTTTCAAAATATAGGACCTGATGCAGTTAAATCTGCAACTCTTGCAACTGATTTAACAGTAGCAGATAACGCTGGCAGAGTACTTTTGGTTGATCCAGTTGGAACACCAACTGCGTTAACTATTCCTGCAATTGTGTCTACAGCAGATGCAGCAGTAGCAGGGCCAGGAAGTGATCCAAATAATAAAAGCACAATTGGAACTACTTTTGAAATCGTTTTCACAGACGAATTTACAGGTACAATTAAAACTGCAAATACTGCTGACACTTTTGTTGGTGGAATTGCACTTGGTGTTGATAACACTGCGGTTGCAAAAGCATTTTTTGTGCCTGCAGCAGCAAACAATGAAGTAAATCTAAATGGAGAAGCTGGAGCTGGTAACGCTACAACAGGTGGTTTAATAGGTTCTAGAATTAAATTTACTGCGATTGCAGCAAATAAATATTTAGTTGAAGGTTTATTAATTGGTGATGGCACAGTTGCTACACCTTTTGATACTCAGTAATAATAAACTAGTGGCTCCTTCGGGAGCCACGAACTAGGAGAATTTATGGCTTTTAAAAGTGATATACAAGCAACAAGATTTACAGCAGCAGGTGCTACAGCTGTTATAGCGCAACCTGTAAGACTTAGAGGAATTGTTGTTGCATCGAACGGTGGCGGAGCAGGATCTGTTGTTTTAAATACAACTAGCCAAGCAGGGGGAACTAATTTATTAACAGTTGATGTTCCTACAGGTGATGTAATTAATTTTAATTTTCCTGAAGATGGTATCTTATTTCCAAAAGGTATTTTTGCTTCAACAGTAACAAATGTTGCAGCGGTAACTTTATTGACAGATAAATATTCAGGACCTAACATGACAACATCTAACCCAGGATAGTTATGAGTGGAGGCGGAAGTTTTACATCAGACCAGTCGGTTAAACATTCTACAAGCACAGAACAAATGGTTCCTACTGGTAGAAGAGCAAGACTTACATCTATTCAAGGAAAAGGTAATAGTACTAGTGGCTCTATTATATTTAGAACTGGTGGTGCTACAGGCACAATTATTGCTACTTATCTTTTTGGTGAAGAAGGTTTAGATATGTATTTACCAGGTTCTGGTATTTTATTTGAAGACGGTATACATGCAACTATTGCAGGAACTGCTGGAGTAACTATTACGTTTACGTAAAATGTATGAAAACAGGACTTGAAATGATGGGTTATTCAAGAGGTGGTGATGTGATGCCTGCTAGAAATAAAAAGAATTTTAGACCTACAGAAAAAGGTGCTGGAATGACAAGAGCTGGTGTTGCTGCATATCGAAGAGCAAACCCAGGATCAAAATTAAAAACAGCTGTAACAGGCAAAGTTAAAAAAGGATCTAAAGCTGCAAAACGTAGAAAGTCTTACTGCGCAAGATCTCTTGGACAATTAAAAAGAGCATCTGCAAAAACACGAAATGATCCTAACTCAAGAATACGACAGGCAAGAAGAAGATGGAAGTGCTAAATTGTACATTGTGTTTACATCCTTGTCATTGTAAAGGAGTTGGGCCCTATATTAACACTAACCAATGTATCGGGAATGATTGCAATTGTAGAACTTGCACACATCCGATTATAAAGGAGGATAATGATATGGTAAAAAAAGTTATTAAATGGGTTTGGAATATAATCTGTTGGCCATTTAAAAAAGTCAAAGATTGGCTTTGGTCATAATTTATGAATAAAAAACCACTCAACATATCTGAGGAGGCAGCCGTCCAAATGCCAATGAAGACGGTTGCCTCTTTGATTATCATTGTAGCACTAGGCACGATGGGCTATTTTCAAATTGTTGAGAGACTAAACATAGCTGACACTAGACTTCAGTTAATGGAAAAAGATTTACAAGAAAACACAGAGTTTAGAATTAAGTGGCCACGTGGACAACTAGGTTCATTGCCCGCTGATTCTGAGCAATTTATGATGATCGAGGATCTTTATAAAACCACGGATAAATTAAATTCACATATAGAAAATATGGCACTAAACAAAGTTAATATAGAATTTTTACGAGGGCAGATGGATAAAGTTTTAGTAGACATCGAAAAGTTAAAAGATGCTAATCGTGAAATGAAATACACAAACGGTAACGGACAATGATTGGTTTATTTTTTATAGGTATAGTTGTTTCAGTTTTAGTTTTATCAATTTTAATATACGCAAGAAAATATGATTGAGTCTATAGTGGCCCTGCTGATGTTTGTAAACGGAGAGATCAAGGAGCACTTAATTCAAAAAAATATGGCTGCGTGCCTTCGCGGCAAGCGTCATGCTGAAAGGGAGTATTCAGAATCTGTGTCTTACAAGTGCTATAAGGGCAAAGCTGAGACAGAAATATACAAAGGGAGAAAAAGTATCAAATCTTTAATACTTGAATAATGATATACTTATTAAAAAAACTTTTAGGATTTGATAAATTAGAAAAACGTATTAGACTTTTAGAAAGAAAAAATTATTGGAGGGAAAAATATAAACATGGCTTATCTGAACGCAAACATACCTCCAATATATTGTAAAGTAAGAAAAGAGTATCTTTATGATATGGACGAAAAATATAAAAAACAAAGTAATGACTGTGTTATCTTTGGTCTTACTTCCATTTCAGGTCGTGCTTTACTATTTAACATTATGCTTCCAAATGGTGCATGTTACTGGAGATTACCTATCTCAGCGTTTTTTCAAAAAGAGTTTGAAAGATATCAAGTTCCAGATATGTCAGTACAAGAATTGGAATTATGGAATTGTTTTAGTTATTGGCCTAGTGTTCATTGTTTTGATTGGTTGGATGGTTTAAATGGAAAATATATGGGTATCGATAAAAAGTTTTATCATGGAAAATATTTATTCACGATTGATTGGGCTCATCCAGACACTAACATCCTTGATACTGAGCATTCTGAAATACCTCAAGAACACAAGTGTGCACATATACTGGCTCTTAGTAACGGCAATTTTGCAGGTCAGCCTAATAATCGCCTTTTGTGGCATGTTAATAGCTACACTGTTGATAACAGTTGGCCAGACTATAAAGTTCAAACTACTTACTGGGATGCGGAAGATACAACAATGGTGACTGAGGATACAGACAATATGTTTTACCAAATGGAGGATAAAAATGAACCTAAGTCGTAATTTTACTTTATCAGAGCTTACAAAATCAGATACTGCAATCAGAAAGGGTATTAATAATAATCCTAATGCAGAACAAATAGAAAAGTTAAAAGGATTATGTGAAAATATACTTCAACCGGTGCGTGATCATTTCGGCAGAGTCAAGGTGACCAGCGGATTTCGTAGCGTAGAATTATGTATTGCTATAGGTAGTTCTTCAAACTCACAGCATGCTAAAGCTGAGGCCGCAGACTTC